CCGCTGCCCTTATTTTTTTGCCTTAGTTCAGGAAATCCTCATCGTCATCGGTGGCGAAATCGTCCTCAGCACGGGACTTGCCGCCGAGAGGCTCACCGTCCGCAATCTTCTGAAGGTTGTTCAGACCGGCGGCGATGCCGCGATTGCCGTTCACGTTGAAGGCGTAGAAATTGATGGAAGCACGTCCCTTGACACCGGAGTACATCTCGGCGCGGTCAAGGATAGGCTGACGGTCGGCATCCACTACGCCGGGAGCGGTAGCGGAGCTGGCATTCAGGAACCAGCAGCCTTTGTAGGAATCGTCATCGGGACGCTCAAGATCGCCGTCACGAAGCGGGGTCTTGATGACAGAGAGAGCCGGTACGGACTTGCCGTTGCCCTTGAGCTTGGACTGGCCTTCATCGTAGGCAGCCTGAACAGCGGCCTTGATTTTCTCAACGGTCTTGGTGTCGGACTTGGGGATCAGCAGCGAAACGCTGTACTTTGGCTTGCCGCCCTCGGACTGAACCTTAGGCTCCCAGCAGTTGAGATAGCTGAAAGTGCAGACGCCGGTAACTACTTTGGTGGGGTTAACAAATTTACTCATAATCTTATTCTCCTTTAAAATCGTATTTTGCGGTATTCTTCATTGCCGGACGCTTGTCCGACTTGGAAACGAGTGTGGGTTTGCCTTCGGGCTTTACGGTAAGCCCTCCGAGCAGCTCCTCGAATTTCTTCTTTCCGAGGAGACTTGTCATAGCTGTGATGCCGAGTACCTTCTTTTCGTAAGGGTCGTATCCGGCTGCGGTGACGGTCTTTGCGACCTCATCTTCGTTGGTGTACTTGCGGTTGCTCCTGCCCGCCACGACTTTGAAATGTTCGTAGTCTTTGCCCTGCAGAGCCTGATTCAGGGCGTATTCCTTGACATCGTTTGCCCATTCGGTCAGGTGATCCGCAAGAAGCAGGATCGTATCGATTTCATAGTCCTCCAGCAGGTCGGGCATCTGGAAATCGTACTGTGCCGCTTTCAGATTGTATTCAGCCCTCTTGCGACAGGTGGCTTTCACCTTGCAGAATCTGCAATGCTCACCGGCTTTGAAATCGCCCTCACCGGCGAGAGCCAGTTTTGCTGTCGGGGCAAGCACCTCATCCGCCCAGGTAAGAAGCTCGTCCTTGCTCATGGTGTACTCGCTGACGTTTTCACGGCGGGGCTGGTAGATCACCATTTTCATGGTGTCCACATCGTAGATGCCGTCGAACATCTCCAGCACACCGAGGCAGTAGCACATAAGCTGCGGGTTGCCGCCGAACTCCTCCGAGGTGGCTTCGACCATTACGCCGAGTCCGTGCTTGTAATCAATGATCTCCGCTGTGCCGTCCGAAAGGATGATGCAGTCGGCGGTGCCTCCGCAGCCGGGAACCCAACAGGAAATATCCACGTGCTGTTCGATGAAGATCTGTGCGTCGGGGCATTCCTGCTTTGCTTTGCCGTATTCCTCCATAACGAAGGCGGCATATCCTTCGGCGCAGGACTGCATTTCGCTGTTGTAGTAATCGAGGTTCTCCGTGGGGTCCTCCGACTGAATCCCGACCGCCTTTTCAACCAGGTAAGCGCACAGGGCGTGTGCCGAGGTACCTTCGTCTGCGTAGGAGCTGGTCTGTTCCGGTTCCTTTTCGCAGAGCTTCAAACTGGGCGGACAGTTCAGAATGCGGTGAGCGGCTGACGGAGAGAAAATGCTGTGTCTGCTCATCCGATAGCCTCCAAGTCCGCCATCAGGCTTTCGTAGTCTTCTTCCTTGACGGCACTCAGCTTGTCCGCACCGTACTTCCCGATGAGAGCCTTGACCTGCTCGGTGAATCCCGCATGGGACTTAGCCGAGAACGCCTTTCTCACATCAATAAAGGAAAGCTTCTTTGCTTCAGGCTTTGATTCTGCCGCCGGAGTTTCCTTGACCGGCTCTTCCTTAATAGGTAAGGGCTGTTCATCTTCGCTGGAGAAGTAGTTCAGAAGAGCGGTTGCCGTTCTGATCAGTTCTTCACCGCAAGTCTTCAGATTGTTGCCGCAGGCTGTCAGCTCATCGAGCACCTGCGATAATTCATTGGTTTTGCTCATTTACGTGTTCCTCCATGTTTTCCTGCCTTCCGCATATGCACATCCGGTGCAGCGGGAGGCTTTTTCTTTTCTCAGCTTTTCAGCCAGCCTCTTTGCCACCACGCTGATGGCGATCAGGGTGTCGATGAGTTCCTCATCAACTTCTTCATTGCCGGGTGGTCTCTTCAATGTGGTTTCCATACTTGACTCCTTTCCGGGAGGCTTTCTGCCCCTCCAACTCCTGAAAGAGAATTGCGGTTCAAATTGCCGGAGCTTTTTCAGAAAATTTTTCCGAAAAAAATCAGCCCGTATCTCCCTCCAATCGCTGAAAGAGAGTTACGGGCTTTGTTGCCGGAAAATTCGGCAAAAATATTTTTCATTTTTTTCCGGCAATTCCCCGGCCTGTTCTCTTTCAGAAATTGGGGAGGGATAGACCCTCTACTCAATTAACGAAAGGAGGACAAGCCGATGGGAGTCAGCAAGTACAACCGCGAGGGGTATTACGACCCGGTGCCGCATGATGCGATTGCTTCTATAGATAAGGAAGCGCATCCGTGGAGACCGCTCGTGTATATCTGTTCACCCTATGCCGGTGACATTCAAGCCAATACAGAGAAAGCCAGACGCTATTGCCGCTTTGCGGTGGATACCGGGGCGATACCGCTCGCAAGCCACCTGCTCCTGCCGCAGTTCATGTCAGAGGAAACGGAAAGAGACACAGCGATGTTCTTCAATAAAGTATTCCTCGGAAAATGCGAACAGCTGTGGGTGTTCGGTGACATGGTCACCGCAGGAATGGCAGAAGAAATCAAACAGGCAAAAAGGTATTTGAAGAAAATCCGCTATTTCACGGAAGAATGCGAAGAAAGACACGGCAGCGGAAATTAACTGCTCAAAAGATTACAAAACCAAGGAGGTTTCCTTATGAAACTCACAATTTATACGGCGAACTGCAGCGGCGATGCCGCCAACTGCCTCTATCCGAATAAGGTAGAGATCACCAACGCTTCCGAGCTTGCGGAGGCTGTCAGCCGCGACCATGTGGCGGCTCTTTACAAGAACAACTACAGAGGAATTGAGAACTATATCGAATCGACCGTCATCGAAATGGACTGCGACAACGACCATACCGAAAACCCGAAGGACTGGATCACCCCGGAAAAGCTCGCTGCGGATGAAGATTTCAGGGATGTTATGTTTGCTGCCACACCGAGCCGTCACAATATGCTCCCCAAGGGCGGCAAAAGCGCCCGACCGAGATTCCACGTTCACACCGTCATTGAACGTTGCACAAGCGCCGAAATGATAAAGGCTATCAAGACTGCTCTTCAGAAGAAGTACCCCTTCTTTGATGATAACGCTCTCGATGCCGGTCGTTTCATGTTTGGCTCTGCGGTCACGGAGGAGGAAGTGTTCTGGCATGACGGTTTCCTCGGCGCGGACGAGATTGTCACAGGTCTGGAAATTGACGAAGAAGCCGAAACGGAGCAGGAAGCATCCAACGGCGGTGCCATCATGGAAGGTGCCAGGAACAACACCATGTCCCACTTCGCCGGAAGGGTTCTGAAGAAATACGGCATCGGTGAGAAAGCCCATGAGCTGTTCCTCGAAAGAGCGGAAAAATGCGACCCTCCGCTTCCTGAAGCAGAGCTGAACAGCATCTGGAAAAGCGCGGTCAAGTTTGCGAAGAAGGTCACCACCTCCGAGGGCTATGTCCCGCCCGAGGATTATAACGATGACTTCGGTGCCGGTCGGCTCAAGCCGGAAGATTACTCTGACATCGGTGAAGCAAAGGTGCTGGCAGCGGAGTGCGGCGGCTCTCTCAAATACACAAGCGCAACGGACTACCTGGCTTTCGGCGGTGACCGCTGGTGCGAGGACAAGCAGAAGTCCCTCGGCACGGTGGAGGATTTCCTTGACCGGCAGCTGTCGGATGCGTTTGAAGCTATCGCCTCCGCCGAAGAGGCGCTGATCGCCCTCGGCATTGACGAAGATACGGTCAAGGGCCACGGCAAAGAGCTGGAAAAGGCGGTCCCCGACGATAAGCTCGGACTGCTTTATGCCCTTATCGGTGCGTTGACCTATCAGAAATTCGTCATGAAGTACCGCAACTACAAAAATATCGTGAACACCATGAATGCCGCCAAGCCGATGCTGGCGATTGACGTTTCCGAACTCGACTATGATGCCGAACTTCTGAATACGCCGGATGGCACATACGACCTCGAAAAAGGAATGGACGGAATGCACCCGCATGATCCCGATGACCTCATCACGAAGATTACGAACTGTTCTCCCGGAGATAAGGGCATGGACATCTGGCTGGATGCGCTGAACATTTTCTTCTGTGGGGACAAAGAGCTGATCTCCTATGTTCAGCAGATCGTCGGCATGGCGGCGGTCGGCAGGGTTTACGCAGAACAGATGATTATCGCCTACGGCGGCGGTGCAAACGGCAAGTCCACCTTCTGGAATACGGTAGCCCGTGTGCTTGGCAACTACTCCGGCAAAATTTCTGCCGAAGCCCTTACCATGAACTGCAAGCGGAACGTGAAGCCGGAAATGGCGGAGCTGAAGGGCAAGCGTCTCATCATCGCATCCGAGCTGGAGGAAGGCACCCGCCTGAATACCGGCATGGTGAAGCAGCTCTGCAGCGTTGACCCCATCGAAGCGGAGAAGAAATACAAAGACCCGTTCCATTTTGACCCGTCCCATACGCTGGTTCTGTACACCAACCATCTGCCGAAGGTGTCGGCAAACGATGACGGCACATGGCGCAGACTTATCGTCATTCCGTTCAATGCCAAGATCACCGGAAAGTCCGATATCAAGAATTATTCCGACCATCTTTTCGACAACGCCGGTCCCGCCATCATGAAGTGGATTATCGAAGGTGCCGGTCAGGCGATTAAGAAGGAATTCAAAATCCCCGAACCGCAGGTGGTAAAGGACGCCGTTGCCAAATACCGTGAAGATAACGACTGGATGGGTCAGTTTATTGAGGAACACTGCGATGTTGACCCGACCTATACCGAAAAATCCGGAGAGCTGTATCAGGCATACCGCAACGCCTGTCTTTTGAGCGGCGAGTTTATCCGCAGCACGGCGGATTTCTACGGGTCTTTGGAGAAGGCTGGGTTTGTAAGGCACAGAATGCGCAGCGGAAAAATCGTAGCCGGACTGAAACTCAAAGAGGCACAGGATTTCCTGGAATGACGGTCATGTAAGTCATTCCGAAAAAGTATTCAGTAAAAAATGCTGTGAGTGACGGTTGTGTCATTCAAAACGCAAAAGTTCTCACAGCATTTTACCGGTTTGGTGTAAGTCGTTCACCTCTTATCTAAAAAGTCCTATAGAGAGAATTTTAATAAAAAAATTCTATATAGAGGTTTTAGGAAATGAGGTCAACGACTGACACACGCCTTTAATTCCACTGATGAAAGGTACCCGCCACATGAGAGAAAAAAGCATCGAACAGAAGTTAGTCCGGGCGGTAAAACAGCGCGGCGGCATAGCCCCCAAGTTCGTATCACCCGGCTTTGACGGAATGCCGGACAGGCTTGTGATCCTGCCGAAAGGTCGGATTGCTTTTGTGGAGGTCAAGGCTCCCGGCGAAGAGCCGAGACCGCTGCAAACCTCACGGCACAGATTATTAAAACGGCTGGGGGTCAGGGTGTTTGTCCTTGATGACCCGGAGAGCATAGGAGGAATCCTTGATGAAATTGAAAAGAACTGACCTGCACGAATACCAGAATTATTCGGTGCAGTTTATAAAAGACCATCCCACGGCGGCAATCGTGCTTGACTGCGGTTTGGGCAAGACCGTAACATCCCTCACCGCTATTGACGATATGCTGCATGACACCTTTGAAATCAGGAAGATTCTGGTAGTCTGCCCGCTGCGCGTATGTGATGTGTGGAAAGACGAAATCGAAAAATGGGAGCATCTCGCCGGACTGACCTGTTCCATTGTGCGGGGCACACCGGTAGAAAGGCTGTCGGCTTTGAAGGCTGACGCTGATATTTATATCGTGAATCGGGAAAATCTGCAGTGGCTTGTTGAGCAGAGCGGGATTCCGTTTGACTACGATATGTGCGTCCTGGACGAATTGTCCTCTTTCAAAAACTGGCAGTCAAAACGATTCAAAGCATTTATGAAGGTTCGCCCGTTGCTGAAAAGAGTCATCGGGTTGACGGGCACACCAAGCAGCAACGGTTTGATGGATCTCTTTGCCGAATACCGCTGTCTTGACATGGGTGAACGCCTGGGAAGGTTTATCGGGCAGTACCGTACCGCTTTCTTCCGACCCGACCGATGCAACGGACCTATCGTTTATTCCTACAAGCCGCTTCCCGGCGCGGAGGATGAAATTTATCGCAGAATAAGCGACATCACCATTTCCATGCGATCAACCGACTACCTGAAAATGCCCGATTTGATTGAGTCGGCGCATGAAGTAGAAATGGATACAAGTGAAACGAAGCATTATGAGGATATGAAAAAAGACCTCATCCTCCAGCTTCCCGAAGGTGAGGTCACAGCGGCAAATGCGGCATCGCTTTCCAACAAGCTCTGCCAGATGGCAAACGGCGCAGTCTATGCCGATGACGGAACGGTCACAGAAATTCACGACAAAAAGCTGAATGCCCTTGAAGATATTATCGAGGCGGCAAACGGCAGTCCGGTTTTGGTGGCTTACTGGTTCAAGCACGATTATGACCGAATCGAAAAAAGGCTGAAAGAGCTGGGTGTCACCTACGCCAAAATCGACACCAATGAAAGCATCCGCAGATGGAACAACCGTGAACTGCAGGTTGGTTTACTGCATCCCGCTGCTGTGGGGCATGGCGTGAATCTTCAATCCGGAGGAAATATCATTGTTTGGTTTTCCCAGATTTGGTCTTTGGAGCTGTACGAACAGAGCGTTGACAGACTGTTCCGTCAGGGTCAGCAGTCAGGGACTGTTTCAGTAATCCATATCGTAACGAAGGATACCATTGATGAGCGTATTGCCAAAGCCCTGAAACAGAAAGACGCCACTCAGTCCGCCTTGATTGATGCGGTAAAGGCGGTGCTGCGATGAGCGACGGTTACGAGGAGCTTGCGGCGGCAATCGTTATGCAAGCGTACCGGGACTGGTGCGATGACTGTAAGAAGCTTGCTTCCGGCAAAGGTGACGTTGATGCCATTAAAGCCGATATGGTAAGCATTCTGAAATTCGTAAAGTCCGACTGGTACACCGCGCTGACGAGCATACCGCCGGAAAAAATGATTCAAAAACTGACGGAGGAGAAGGAGAAATATGAGTATGACACCGAGAGAATATTTAAGCCAGGTGTTCCGAATAGAACAAAGGATAAAGGCAAAAGAAATAAAGTCGGCAGAATTTGAGAACCTTGCCGACAGCATCCCCGGTCCCAACTATGACGGCATCAAGGTTGACCACAGCAGAAGAACCGATGCGCCGTTCGTGTACTGGATTGAAAAGAAGGCGGAGGTCGATGAGCAGATCCGAAACCTCCGTGCAAGGCAGAGTGTCCTGAAAGGTGAAATCATGACCGCCATCGAAAAGCTGGAAAACGAGGAGTACCAGAGCCTTCTGGTCATGCGGTACTTCAACTTCAGAACGTGGGAGGATGTGGCTTATGAACTGTCCGTATCTCTTGCCACAGTAAAAAGATGGCACACAAAAGCCCTTGAAGAAATCGGTGAAAAGATGAACCGCAATGAACCGTTGTGAGCCGTGATGATCTGTTGTGAGAGTGTCAAGGATCTGCTATACTTATAATAGGCGAAAGCCATACGATGAGGTCATCGGGAATTATCCCGGCGGCCTCTTTTTTATGCCCGCAGATTGGAGGTGTCGAAAATGCCGTACAGAAAAGTCGGAGCTGCCGAACAGTGCTGGTACATGATTCGCTTCAAGCTGCGTCTGATATGGAAGAAGGTGAAATCAGTATGCCGAAGAAACCGATGAAGCCCTGCGGATACCCCGGCTGTCCCAATCTGACTGACGGTCAGTACTGTGAACAGCACGAGAAAGAGATGCGCAGACGCTACGACAGATACGAGCGGAGTCCCGATGTTCATAAGAAGTACGGCAGAGCGTGGAAGCGCATCCGTGACAGCTACGCCAAGGCGCACCCGTTGTGCGAGGACTGTCTGCGTGACGGTCGAGCCGTACCGATGGAGGAAGTCCACCACATCGTACCCATCAGTCGCGGCGGCACCCACGCACGGGACAACCTCGTCTCGCTGTGCCGTGGTTGCCACAACCGCAGACACGTGGAGCTGGGTGACCGCTGACGGGAGGGGCGGTCTGAATCTCTGTCAGGCAGCCCTGCGGAAAACGGCGCCCCCTCTCGTGCAGATTTTCGCATAAGTTTTTTTCCAAAAGTAATAAGTTTTTGAAAGTTTCAGGAGGCTCAAATGGGAAAGCGAGGACCCAAGCCCGGAAGCGGCGGCAGACCCAGGAAAGCCCTCAGTGAAAAAGTGCTTGAAGGCAATCCGGGCAAACGCCCTATCAGGGTTCTGAAAAACTACACCGAACTGGAAGGGATGGAAATCCCGAACCCCAAGGAATATCTGACCGACCCGCAGAAGAACGGCGAGGCGTTTATCGCCAAGGAAATCTATGACGAGGTCTGGGAATGGCTGAAGAAGCGGAAATGTGAGCAATTCGTATCGCCGGAGCTGGTGGAACACTACTCTCTGTCGGCGGCGCGAATGGTTCAGTGCGAACGTGCCATCTCCACCTACGGCTTCCTTGCGAAGAACTCGCAGGGCAATGCCATCATATCGCCCTACGTTTCCATCGCCAAGGATTATATGAAACAGGCCAACAGCCTGTGGGATCGCATTCATCAGATCGTTCTTGAAAACTGCAGCACCGAGTTCGGCGGTGCTCATGACGAAGATCCAATGGAGAAACTTTTGTCCTCCAGAGGGAAATAAAAAGTTTTAGAAACGGAGATAAGTTTTATGTTTGAGAAAGTTAATCCGGGGCATCCCGACAAACAGGCTGACCGCATTGCCGGTGCCATCGTTGACCTTGCGTACAAACAGGTCGACAACCCGCGCATTGCTGTTGAAGTTCTGCTCGGTCACGGCGTTTGCTATGTGATCGTCGAAACCAGCGTGGACATTTTCGCGGAGCAGATCAAGCGTATCGTTCAGCGCATCGCCGGACGGATCGCCGTCATTCCCGAAATCCATCCGCAGGACGCTATCCTCGCGGGAAATCAGGAGAACGGTTTCCGGTGCGGTGACAACGGCATCTTCAAGGGTGTTCCCGTCACCGAGGAACAGAAAAAGCTGTCGAAGATTGCGAGGGACATTTTTGCTACGTATCCCACGGACGGCAAGTACATCCTTGATGGTGACAGACTCATTATATGCCAGAGCAATGCGAAAAACAAGGAACTCAGAGTTCACTATCGCCATGCGGAAATCAATCCGCTCGGAGACTGGACCGGCGGTACGGATGTCGATTCTGGTGCAACCAACAGAAAGCTCGGTTCGGATATGGCCGACAGCGTGACCGGCGGCGGTCTGCACGGCAAGGATCTCTCCAAAGCCGATGTGTCGGTCAATATCTACGCATGGCTCAAAGCCCAGGAAACCGGCAAGCCGGTAGAACTCTGCTGTGCCATCGGTGACGATACCGTGGACGGCAAGCCTTACAGCGAAATCGTGGAGGTCGCCCGTGCCTACATCAACAAGGTCGGTGGCTTCGAGAAGTTCGCAGAATGGGGGCTTGTATGAAAACAACCACCGAAATGAAGCTCATCCCCATCGGTGAGCTGATTCCGTATATCAATAACGCCCGTACCCACAGCCCGGAGCAGATCAATAAGCTTCGGGCTTCTTTGCGGGAGTTCGGCTTTATCAACCCTGTCATCATCGACAAGGATATGAACATCATCGCCGGTCACGGCAGAGTTATTGCTGCAAAGGAAGAACACATCCCCGAAGTGCCCTGTGTGCTGGTAGATTACCTGACCGAGGCACAGAAGAAAGCGTACATCCTCGCCGACAACCGTATGGCAATGGATGCGGGTTGGGATGAACAGCTTCTGCGTGTCGAGTTGGAAGCATTACAGGCCGAGGACTTCGACCTGCTCTTGACCGGCTTCGATGACAAAGAGCTGTCCGACCTTTTCAAAGATGATGACGCTGAAGCCGAGGATGACGATTTTGATTTGTCTGCGGCTTTAGAGAAAGCTTCTTTTGTTGAGCGTGGTGATGTGTGGACAGTCGGCAAGCACCGCCTTGTGTGCGGCGATGCCACCAGCCTGGACGATGTTGCCAAGCTGATGGACGGAAAGAAAGCAAATCTTCTTCTGACCGACCCTCCGTATGGGGTGTCTTTCAAGAGCGCATCCGGCTTGACCATCCAGAACGACAGCATGAAGAACGAGGAGTTTTACCAGTTCCTCTATGATTCATTCACGGCTGCGGCGGCATTCCTTTCCGCAGGGGCGGCGGCATACGTTTTTCACGCCGATACCGAGGGGCTGAATTTCCGCAAGGCGTTTATTGATGCCGGTTTCCACCTCGCCGGTTGCTGCATCTGGGTGAAAGACAGTCTCGTCCTCGGACGGAGCGACTACCAGTGGCAGCACGAACCGGTACTGTACGGTTTCTTGCAGAACGGCAAGCATCCGTGGTACTCCGACCGCAAGCAGACCACCATCTGGAATTTCGCCAAGCCGAAACGCAACGCCAATCATCCGACCAGCAAGCCCCTCGACCTGCTCTGTTATCCAATCGGGAACAGCACACAGGAGAACGGCATCGTGTTGGACACTTTCGGAGGTTCCGGCAGTACGATGATGGCTTGCGAACAGACCAACCGCATCTGCTACACCATGGAGCTGGATGAGAAATACGCTTCCGTAATCCTCCGTCGTGCCGTGGAAAATGGTATCGCACCGGAGGATATTTTTGTGGAACGCAATGGCGAAAAGCTGATGTATGCCGACCTCGTCAAGGAGGTTGAGACACCTGATGCAGATAGCAATCATTGACGCTGACCTCATCGGCAGAAAACGGCATCGTTTCCCGAACCTCGCTTGCATGAAACTGGCTGGGTATCACAAAGACCGCGAAAACGATGTGACGCTGAAAACCGATTATGATGACTTAGAACAGTACGACAACATCTTCATTTCCAAGGTATTCACGGATACAGAAGTGCCGGATGCCGTTCTGAAGCTCCCCAATGTGAGCTTCGGCGGCACCGGCTTCTTTTATGACAAAGCACCGAAACTGCCGGACGAGGTCGAGCACCACAAACCGGACTACCATCTGTATGACGGCTGGGTCGCAGAGCAGATCACCAGCGGAAAGAAACCGAGCGAGTTTTCCTATTACACGGATTACTCCATCGGCTTCCTGACCCGTGGTTGCTTCCGGCACTGCGATTTCTGCGTGAACAAAAACTACAGCCGCGTTCGGATGCACAGCCCGCTGTTTGAGTTCTACGATGAAAGCCGCCCGAAGATTTGTCTTCTGGATGATAATTTCTTCGGATGTTCCAACTGGCGGATGCTTTTGGAAATGCTGCAAGCAACCGGCAGACCGTTTCAGTTTAAGCAGGGCTTGGATGAACGGCTGCTGACGGATGAAAAGTGTGCCGCGCTGTTCCGCTCCAATTACGACGGCGATTACATTTTCGCTTTCGACAATATTGCAGACATGCCACTCATCGAGGAAAAGCTGAAACTCATCCGCAAGTATACCAACGCCGTGCCGAAGTTCTACTGCTTCTGCGGTTTCGACCGTGCGGATAAGTGGGACGCGGGTTTCTGGCGGCAGGACATCATCGACCTGTTCCGCAGAATCGAACTGCTGATGAAATACCGGTGCCTGCCGTATGTGATGCGGTTCAACCGCTACACGGAAAGCCCGTGGCGCGGAATGTATATCACCATCGCAAGGTGGTGTAATCAGCCGTCGTTTTTCAAGAAAAAGTCTCTTCGGGAATTTGCTCTTGCCAACGGCGAGAACAGTTCGGCAATGCGGTATCTGATAGCTTTTGAAAAGGCTGTGCCGGATGCCGCTTTTTATGTGGATATGAAGTTCGGGCAGTAAATCCTCCGGTCAGAAAGATGTGAACTTTCTGATATATCTCGCACATAGTCGTTGACTTCTGTGCCGAGTAGAGTGATCTATATACACACCGAAGGGCAGGAGCCCTGTGGAATACGAAAAACGGAGGATTTTGAACATGACAATCAACTACAACGTGACCGGAACGGAACGCAAAAAGCTGGTGCAGACCATCGCGGAAATACTGGAATGCGATGCCAAGTACCTCGGTGTTCCGTCCTGCGCCTACCAGATCGACTGCTTCACGGTCGATAAGAACGGCGCACTGAATTTTGATGACCGCGTCGACAGCGAGGAAGTTGAGCAGCTCATCGAAGCCTTGTGTGAAAGAGGCTTTGAGGCGGAGGTCGAAACCGAAGAAGGTGTCATTGCCATTGCTTACCCGATGGCAAAGCTCGGTGAAGACGGACTTGCAAACCTCAGAAAGTACGTGGAAGCCAAGCACGACCTTTTCTGCGAGGCTTTCGGCACGGACGAGCTTCCCATTGAAGCGGATGACGAGAAGGTGTCCTTCCCATGGTTTGATGCAGAATCCACACCCGAGCAGGTGCAGGCTTACAGCACCTTCGTGTGCAAGCTCTGCGAGATGATGGCAAACGCCAAACGGGTAACCGCAAGTGAGAAACCCATCGAGAACAATAAATATGCTTTTCGCTGCATTCTGCTCCGCATCGGAATGATTGGAGATCAGTATAAGGCCATCCGCAGGGAGCTTCTTTCCCGGCTTTCCGGTTCTTCTGCTTTCAAGAGCGGAGCGAAAAAGGAGTACGCACCGGGCTACGACCCGATTCCGACACCGGAAAACACAGTGCCCTTCGATGTGGAGGAAGCCAAAGCCCGACTGCAAGACCCTGCGGTGCAGGAAGAAATCAAGGCAATCCTGAACGGAGGTGACGCGGAATGAACGGATTCCCAAGCAGAGCAATCGTGGAACAACTGCGGAAGCAGTATCCGGTAGGATGCCGTGTGGAGCTTCTGAAAATGGATGACCCGCAGGCACCGCCTATCGGTATGAAAGGTACAGTCCGTTTCGTGGATGACATCGGCAGTATCGGAATTGCGTGGGACAACGGCTGCGGTTTGTCAGCTGCTTACGGTGATGACATCGTGCGGAGGTGCGACAATGACTGAGAAAATTAAGGAACAGATTCTCAAAATCAGAGATACTGGGCTGACAAATATGTTCGATCTGAGAGCTGTTCAGCAAATTGCGTTTGACATGGATTATTTTGAGCTGGTTGTGTTCATCGACGAACATCGGAAAGAATATATCCATTTCATAATGACCGGCGAATAAGAGGATACAGCAATGACAGATTATACCAATAAATATTTTCAGCTGATGAGCGATATCAGTTCCGGTTACGAAAACGCCCGTAAACATAGAGAATCTGAAAAAGAACAACTGGGAAAAGCTAATGATTTGGATGCAATAAAAGCTTGGAACGAGCGTGAGAAGCAGTTTCCGTTCCCATTCAGCCGAGGTCAGATTGATGCCTACAGAGCGTGGCAATGTTCTATGGATAATGGGAGCAGCTACTTTGAGGTGCCCGATCTTCCATGGGAAAAAGATGCACATGATTTCGTTACCACTCTCAAGGAAGCTGGAATTACAGAATTTGCAGTTACTGACCGCAGCACGGCCTTGATGGAACTTCTCCACGTCTTGGTGAATGAAGAGGGTTGCAAAATTGTAGGGCTTTGCACGGTAATGCGAAGAAAGGCGCAACGTCAGGAAACAGAAGAATATGCGGGCATTTTGATATGCCTATAAAGCGATTCTGAGAACCGAACAACTGAACATTAGGCTTCAGCTCCGACAAGGGGCTGTTGCTCGTAGTACGGAAGTCGCAGAGATGCGGCTATTTTTATTGGTGAGAACATGATAGATACGATTCTTTGCGGCGATGCCGTAGAACAACTGAAGACCCTGCCAGACAACAGCATCGATATGTGCCTGACCAGTCCGCCGTATTTCAGCTTACGGAATTACGATGTTGACGGACAGATCGGACAGGAAGAAACGCCTGACGAGTACATTGCGCGTTTACTGGCCGTCTTTGCCGAAGTGTATCGTGTGCTCAAGCCGGATGGAACACTCTGGCTGAATATCGGCGATGCCTATGCCGGTAGCGGTCAGGGGGCCGGAACGAAGAACCCTTCCGCAAAGCAGAAAAGCAATCGCGGCATGAGCCATATGCAGGTAGATGGATTCAAAAGTAAGCTACTGACGGTTCAGGATTGTAAGCGGAAAGATATGATCGGGATTCCTTGGAAGCTGGCCTTTGCCTTGCGGGATGCCGGTTGGTATCTCCGGCAGGACATCATCTGGATGAAACCCAACGTGATGCCGGAACCGGTGAAAGACCGCTGCACAAAATCTTACGAGCATATCTTCCTATTTGCGAAGA